TTCTAATCCTAATATATTATTAGCTAAATAAGCACCTTCTTGACCACCTATAAAGTTAATACCTTCTTCGATACCCTCAGTTAATTGTCTACCTGTAGCAGAAACCAGAGGATTAAGTTTACTCATAGCCCAATTAAACTTACCAGGAGCTTTCTTACCTGTAACTACAGCTGCAGCTTTCTTTAATTTATGATGTTTACCAAAACTATTTCTAGTTTTTACTTTGAATCCTCTTAATAAAGGAGCGAATTGTACTAAATCAAATACAATATTAGTAGAGTTTATCATATAAGATCTCCACCCAGCTTTAGCAGCTATAAACTCACCAGCTAATCTTTTAGCTTCAGGATTATCTGCTTCTATTCCATAAGATTTTAAAAACTCCTGACCTGATTCAGATCCTATAAAATTATCAAAGTTTACTTGATCTTCAAATTGTTGAGCTGATAACAACCTAGCATCATTAGCTACTTGAAAACTTTCACGAACATTCTCAGCATGTCTCATAGTACCAGCACCAATAGCCATTTTACTATAATACTTAGTAGTGTCTCCCACTTTATCTGCTAATCTAAGAATTCTAGATATATAACCAGCAGCTTTAACTGTACCTACAGCAGGAATTAACATAGATAAAGTAGAAGCAACAGATACACCATTACCCATCCACCATCCAAAATCATCCATTTGCCAACTTTCATTTGGATTAACTTCATAAATAGGCATAGCATCTCTAGCCCATCCACTAACATTATCACCAGCACGTATTATAGCATTATTAAAATCAACATGACCTGAACCTGTAAAACCATCTCTAATCATATCAGGTATTTCTAGTATAGCTCCTACACCTGAAATTACACCACCAACTATCTCACCAATAACTACTTGACCTAAGAAATTACCTAATTGATTATACCATCTTTGATTATTAGCACGTATACGATCAACTACTTCTAAACCTTGATGCATTCGTATTTCAGGAACTAAATCATAATCATCAAAATTAAAACCTTCTACTTTTATAGGTTCCATCATTTGATTCATTCTAGCCTTTGTCTTAACACCCTGCATAAGACTTTCATAATTTATTTTAGGTAATTTAGTAGGAGGTTGATCTATAGTAGTTATAGATTTATCAGTTATACTATTATCACCATCTAAATTAGTATTTGGATCAATTTCATCAGTTTGATTACTAATTCCCTTTAATAACTTAGTATAGTTTATTGGTTTGTTTTGAGGCATATTTTATTATTTATCTTCCTTCTAAAGAAGCTAGTATAGAATATCTAGTAACAGATCCGACAGGAGCTCCATTTTGATTACTTATATCTCCATCTTTCACTGTCCAACTAGGATTAGCTTTAGCTTCTTTAGAATCTGGACTCCATAATACTGAATAATCATAAGGTAGTTTAGATATAGCGGGAGCAGCTACCCATAAATATGGATGCATTCCTTCTAAGTCAGGAAAAGTTTTTAATTGTCTTTCAAAATATTTATCAACCCATTTCATCTGTTCTTCTACACTCATAGCTTTAAGAGCTGCTGTAGTAGTACCTAATGATTTAGCAGTACTAGGCATAAATTGAATTAATCCTGTAGCTCCACTACTACTATTCTGTACAGCAGGACTATATGTACCAGCGGTTTCAAAACCAATTAAACTGATAAGTTCGTCTGTATTAAATCCATATTTATTACTTAAATCTAATATACCAGCAGATGCTCCAGGAACTTCTAAGAAATCAGATTTTTGTTGTCTAGGAATAGTTGTTGTTTGTGTTTCATTTGTATTTTTATTTATAGTACTACCACCTAAAATAACTTCATTTAATCTTCTATAAGCTTCAGTTACTTCTTGTAGACTATAGAATACCATTGGAGTATCATTTTCAGTTGGAATATATCCTCCATAATCATCATGATATATTCTATATTCTTCAGTTTGTCCTTTCTTTCCAAATGTTGTTCTATCTACTCTTATATAATCATCATCACCTATAGGTACAGTAACTGTTTGAGCTGGATCTCCTGGTCCAGGAGGAGTTAGAACTTCAAATTGTTGTAATTTAGTTCTAAAACTTTGTTCTCTTAATCTTCTACTTAATTCAACAGCTTGATTATCATCACTAGTACTTAATTCATCAGATATCATTCTAAATATTTGACTACCACTACCTACATACGGATTAGTAGCTACTAAATATGATTGATCGTACATAGGAGTACCTTGAGCATCTCTTACTACCTCATCCTTATCATTATATTTAGGTGTAAAAGCTCTTAACCAATGCCCTCCATCACCAAAAGGTTCAAGTAAAACACCGTCTATTTGTAATGAAGATGGATTTGCATTATAATCCAAAATTTTTCCTTCATTAATATCATAAACTACAAATGATCCTGGATCAGCAGTATACATTCTAGATACTTTTTTAGATAGCATAGACATATTTCCTGTTTCTCCAGAAGTACCAAAATTAATAAATGGTAATTGTTCAGGATGTCTAGGTTTATTTAATTCTTTTAAATTTTCTCTAGATGTTTTATTTTGCATTCCATTTTGAGCTAAGAATCCTTTTATATATGTCATAGCAGAATTCGATTCAAAATTTTCTGAATTTGATTTATCATCATCCCAAAGTCCATAATATTGTAGAGCTTCTTTAACAGGAGTGTCCCATGCACTGCCATGTTCAACTCTCATCCAAGCTTCAGGAGCAGAGTTAAGAGTATGCATACCAGACATAACCTTTTGAAGTTTTTTATCATCTGAATATTCGTTAAAGTCAGGATATAACCAAGGCATATTACTTCCCCATCTATGCACATCACCTGGATCGTCTCCTTTACTTTCCCCTGGAGTTGGATCAAGTTTACCATCAATATGATCAACTATAGCTTGAAAAAATGCTTCACCATTTTTAAATTGTTTATCAGGACCTACATGTGTATTTTCAAAAGTATTTAAAAACTCTAAAAACTGTCCTTCATACCATTGATTAAGAACAATATCTCTATCAAAATAATCAGTATTAAATCTATGGATACCTTCACCCAGCTCATCTAATTTAGTCTTATCAACAATCTCTTCTAAAATATCTCCATAATTAGTATTAAGATCATTTAATAAATTAGTTACTAACTGTTTCTCTGATTGTAATTGTCCTATTTTCTGTAAAGCTGTTACATCTTTAGGATTTTGTCTAAGTCTTTCTTTATACTCTTCTTGTTGTATATCATTTGCTGCTACAAGTGCTTCTAATTCAGTTTTATGATTAGCTAAATCTGATACAGTTTTATATGTAGTAACATTTACATCTCCTTTAACTAAAGGTGTTACTGAAGAATATGTTTCAGCAGCATTAACATCTGGAGCGACTATACCATTAACATTCTTATAAAACCATTCAGGCATTGTTTTAATATTTTGAGTATGTTTTTCATATCCTTCTCTATCAACAAATGGTTCTGCCATATTCTGTAACTCAGCATACTTCATAGCATTTGCAATGACAGACATATCATTCATATTCTTAACATCTTCTTTATTAAATTGTGGTAATTTAGAAAGTTCTTCTCTAGCTGTTTTTAAATAACCTTTACCCTCATCTGATGCTAGTAATTCAGGAGTCATACCTTGCATATTCAACATTATACCTTCTTCTATATATTGAGAAGCCATAGGATCAGATTCTATATGCTGTATAATAGCATTTCTAATTTCATCAGGATTAGCTATTTCATATTGATCTGTAGTATAAAACAAACCATCAGCACTATATTGTCCTTGTTGTTTTACATAAGTTACATTACCAGACCCATCTACCTGTTTAATAATATTACCTACCTGAGTATCTGGTTTCCAGCCTTTTAAAAATTTATTAATTTTTGAATTTATATCAACAAAAGTAAGTGGTTTTCTACTAGAAAAACTAGCTCCTCCCTGAGTTCCTCCTTGACTATAAAAATCATGAAGAGACATATTTAACCATTGGTCAGCTCTATCTCTTTCTACTCTTTTTTTAGGATCGGATTCGTTTACAGCTGTTGAAAGATATTCTGATAATGCTTTGTAATTTGTATAATTTGCTTGTACTTTACTAAATGGTCCAGTAGTCATATCTCTTTTCAAACCTTTAGATACCTCACGTATTAAACCATCTGCTTTACTTAAATCTCCCCCTACTGTTTGTGTTACATTATTAACTTTATCATCATAACTTTTTTGTATATCTAATCCTAACTGTTCTTCTCCAGGAACTGTTTGTAATGTTAACCAAGAATTTTCTAAAGCATCTAATTTAGCTGCATTTTCATCATACTCAAGTTGTCTACTTTGTAAATGAGTAAAAAGTTCCTTATATGGAACTTTATAATTATAATCTATTATTGGTATTGAAGCTAATTTAAATCCTTTTCCCATCTTGCAAATATATTAATTTTATTACGAACATACTAATTAATTAGTATTTTTATATTAAAGTTCCTTTCTTTCCTCCTATTACCCCATACTTATTTCTATATGACAAAACTGTAGCTTGTTTTATATCAGTCATATTCTCCATTCTTCTGTATCCATGAATAGTAAATTTATCATCTAAAGCTTTAAAGTTTATCTCTCCTCCAGTACCTTTATATCCTTGATTACCTCCCAATATAATTATATTACCATTATCATTTTCTCCAGCATAAAAAGCTACATGATGTTGTCTTTTATTACCTATCATTTTAGAAACAACTATTACATCACCTACTTTAGGAGTAGTTACTTCTTTACCTACATCTAAATAATCTAAAGCTCTAACTCTATCATACGCTACAGAACTATTAGGTTTATCCTTATCTTCTGCTATAGTATTTAATAAATCAGTTTTAGTCAATACTTCATATACAAATGCGCCACACCAAGCTTTCTTACCACTAGTAAGAGGATATTTAGATGTCTGAGATCCAGGAAGTAACTCATCAAATACATCATTAATAAATTGTACCTTTTCAGTATCTTCTTCTCTTATACCTATCAAACCATTATTTACTATATAATCTATAGGATTTATAACAGCATCTGTATTACCTCCAACAGCTGAATTAAGTATAGGGTTTTCGTTTATTACCTCTTTAACAGAGTTCTTATTACTATCACCAACTTCATTTATAGCTTTATTTACTTCTGATTCATTTATTGTTTTTTTTTTTTAGAATCTTCAGATACATAAGGATTTTCCCAAGATAAATTACCAAGCACATCACCAATCATTAATTCACTACCTTCTTGAATAGGTGTAAATACAGGTATTTTATCAACTTCTTCAATTTGTTTTTCCCATTTTTTACCATCGTCAGATTTTATATATCCATAATAAACACCGTCATCATCTTTAACTACAATATAATCTGAATTATCATAACCATTAGGAACCTCTGACATATTTTCAAATACAGCTATACCTTCAGCATTAACATTTAATGGTGAATAAACATTTACAGTTTTACCCCATTCATTTGTATATGAATTAATTATTTCAGTACCTATATTTTCTTGACCTACTACTTTAGAATCAAAAAATCCATAAGGATGATCTTTAGGTTGTTTAGTTAATTCTCCTTTATAATCTTTACCTGTTATTTCTTTATATTGATCTTTAGTTATATAATCAGGTTCTCCATATACTTTCTGACCATGTAAATAATATCCCTCACCTGTAGGATTTAATCTTAACGATCCATCTTCTAACATATCCCAATCAACAATATCATTTATTTCAAATGCAATATTACCTTCATCATCCAAACCATTAATAAAATCTGTACCTGATTTACCTGTACTTGTAATCTTTACATTATTAGCACCTGTAGATTCATTTGACATCCTATCTTTAGGAGTAGTTATTACATCATCAGTAACAACAACATCATCAACATTATCATCAGTTACCTGATTAAGAGGACCTATATAATTACCATTACTATCAAATACTACTTTATTACCACTACCGTCATCTACAACTTTAAATTGACTAGTTCGTAGAGCATCAACTATCTCTTTATTTTGTTTAGATACATTCAGATCTTGTCCCCATTTCTGACCAGCAGCAGCCATAGTTCCCGCTGCTTGACCTAAAGATGTGTAGTATGCATCTTTTTGAGCTTGTACATTTGCTCTCATTTTTTCTTCTCCCATAGCTGAATATTTATCACCTTCAGCTATCATTTTAGATAATTCGCTTTTAACACCTAATTTCATACCATCATACTGATTATTACTCTTTCTTACAGCTTCATCTACTTTACCTTGTCTACTTAACTCTCTAGCTCTACGTTGTTGGTAAGTCATTGCAGTATCAGGTTCTCTACTATATCTACTTTTTATTTCAGAAGCAGCTTGTTTTTTTAATCCATCTATCTCTCCTATTACTCCTCTCAAATAACTTTCAGCGTCTTTAGTTATATCCTGATAAACATTTTTAGGAGTTAGATCATTATGTCTAGACGCAAGAGCAGTTCCTAGTTGTCCTAATCCTCCAGCTACTATACTAGCTAATCCTATCTTATCCCCTAAAGTTCTTAAATTATCTTTTTTATTAGTTTTTTTAAGATTATTTTTTACTTCTTTTTTAATATCATTAATCTCATTTTCAATATTTGAGTTATTTAAATTTTCCGATTCTTCTAATGTAATTGCAGTATTTGATGTACCATCTCCTACCACAGGAACAAAATTAGGATATATTTCAGGATAGTCTCCTTTATAGTTACCATGATCATCATAGTTTGTATTATTTTGTCTAGGGTCAGAAGATAATATAGGTTCTTTAGTAGTAGTATTCTGTTCCAGATTATTTATAATATTTTGCCCTTCTGGAGTAAACATAGGATTCATTCTTTTCCCAGGAGTAGTAGTAGTATTATTATTAGTAGTAGTATTATTATTATCTGTAAGTTGATTTGCTATAATACTTTCTTCATCACTAGTTTTACTAGCTCTAAAATTTGTTAACATATCATCAGTTGTAGCATTAGCAAAATTACTAGCAAATTCATTTCTATATTTACTAGTATTATAATCGTAAATTCCATCACCTCGTACATCTAAAGGCTCAATTGTATTATCTACTATTCCTTGATCATATAAATAATCATAAAACTGCCTAGATTCTTTTCTAGATAAACTAGGATATTTTTCTCTAAGTCTTTTAGTTATCCTACGTCTGTCTCCACCATCTTTTCCTATATTAGTAGTAGTACCAGCAAACTGATTTTGGTATCTAATTAAAGGTAACCCTCCTATCTTAGGATCTGAATTTGGGTTACTATAAGCATTATCTGCTAATATATTTAAATGATTTTGATTAAACGTTTCAGAATTTGCTATAGGTTTATCA